CCCGGCTTCATGGTTCTGGATTGATTTATCGTCAAAGGTCCAAGTATTTAGCTCCTCAAAAATTATTTTGTCCTCTGGACGAACAAGAGTATTCGGGCCGCAGAAAAAACTAAGAAGTGAATCCATGGCCAAAACGAATTTCCACTCGTTGTGAACACTATGGAGTCTATTTGAAAGACTTTCGTCTTTCGCGAGAGGGAGAAGTTCAATCTTCTTCCTCAAGGAGCGTTCGTTATAGCTTCTTGCACGAGATTCCTCCCCTGACCAATGAGGAATAATGATTTTCTTACCATCATTCCTACTAAAAGAATCAGGAAAAATGCAGTCCTTGGACCATTTCAAGATGGAATCTCGCATTTCATTGGCAGCAAGCTCCCGTGACTGTCTTCGTTTGTCCGCAAGATCAATCTTCTTCTCTACCTTCGGATCAACAGTCATTTCCTGAGCAAAATTAGTATCATCGAGGGTATATGCCACGCGTCCAGTTGATCGATAACCGAAGTTGAAAGCAACGGTCCCATCACCATGAGGCTTCTTTGGATGAAGATGAGTCTCATCCTGAACTTGGAGTTGAAGCTCATATTTCGTTCGATTACCGCGCATGAATATGGAAACCCATGCACCGACAATTTTTCCGTTTTTCGGGAGAGGACGGTGAATGACGATAGGAAACTCAACCCAGACGGGTAGTCTGCCACGATTGGCTCGACCAAGAGAATCAACACAAATCCTCATATTGGTACGCGTTTTCCGAACCCAACTTGAATTTGGTTCACCATCGACGCCCTTTTCACGCGAGGTTTTTTGCTCCCAAACTTCGTCCGGGATTTTTACGATTTGGAGAACAGTATTCCCCTTATCAGCCCAAGTACCATTTTCGAAAGAACAATCATGAACTGAGCTAACGTTCAATCCCTCGTTTGTACTGACAGGAGACCCGACACGGCCTTCTCCGGTCCAGCGTTTGAAAGCCGGGAAAGTATCCGAAGTCCTTAAAGCCTGGTCTACAGCATCGTCAATTAGGGCGTAGGTGCCATAGTACAGACCATAATATTTTTTGGCCCGCTCGATATCAATCGATACCTGGTCATCAATATGTTGAGTTGTCTTGATAAGGTTTGCTTCTTTAAGAAGCTTGTTTAGAAGCTTCCCGCTCGGCTTCACTCCGCGCTTTTCTGAGTCTACCGAAAAATTCAGCTGGAAACGACGACGAGGGGAAACACAATCGGGTTCCAAATCAAGAAGATCCATGAGTCTTGATTTGGAGAGAACGATTTTTCTACTTTTGAAATCTGCTTTGATTTCTTTTTCGCGTTCGCGGCGTCGAGCTTCTTCCTTTGGAAGAGACTTCATTGTTACCGCTTCCCGTAACTCACGAATGTGAAGTTCAAGTTCTTTAATCTGGGAATAAAGAACAGGTTTCGCATCATCCGGCGTCTTGCGTACGGAATCATTTAAAGTCTCCAACTGTTCGAGCTTGTCGGAGTATCCGCCTCTCTGGGCCCAGAATTTGGCGGTTTCTTTACGCTTCCAAAGCTCGATTTCGAGCAGAGCGTTGTAATAATGACAGGAAGCCCTCAACATCCTATGGAGAGCTTCTCCTCCTGATTTTGGAGGCAGAAGACCGAATGTATAAATTCTGGTCGGAAGCTTATCTGCAGATGCCATGGATCGAATTACACTCAACCGACCAAGATTTACAATCGATCACGATTTTAAAACAATATTTCCCCATTTTGTAGTCTGTGGCCTCCTGTGCGAATGAACACGCACACCAGTTTCGACGGCTCCAACAGGTGGTTCTTTCCCTCGATAATGACACGCTTCAAGAAAAATCGGGAAATTGAAAACACTTGGACCGGAATATATAGTAGACATTGTCGTCTTATGGATCGTGTTGTGGCCGATCTGCTCGATTCCAGCCATCAAATCCCAAAGAGATCTTCTCGTTTTAACGTCTCTGGCTTTCCAAGATTCGCTCAGATCTATCCATTGGGAAACAGCGAAATCTGCAAGGATAATAATGTTTGAATCGTTAGACTCTCTAGAAACGCGGCTCAACCATTCCAAAGCGGTTTCTTGACCATTCCTGGGCATATGTAGATCTCCCGATCCAAAATTACAATCAGGAGCAACGAATCAATTAGGTCAGGTCAGTTCGGTCCGACTATCTCCATTTCAGCGAAAATTTCAAACTCGGACCAACTAGAAAACTTCTTACATGAGTCAATATACCTAGCATCCATGATCTGCTGGCTCTCTATGAGAGAATATGGTTTGTGATTTCCATTGCGGCTGTATGTGACTATAGTATTTTCTGGCTTCTCATCCGAATAGAAGAGAACCTTTACATCATCAACATATGCCCAGAATGGTAGTCCGACAACCTTGTCGACTACTTTTTTATCCCGGGCCCATTTTTCTTCATCATATCCAGGATCACCCCATCCAATGATGACAGCGGTGGAGCCGGAGGCAACTTTACTAATTATTCTTTCGAGACTTGAAGATACCCTGGATATACTCGGATTTTCGAGAGAATCTATTAAATCAGCAAGCTCATTGAGCGCTGTGGAGATCGCATCTGGATTCATAAAATAATATAGGAATTAAAGGTATACGTCAACGGAATTTTTTAACACCATTCTTTTCACATAGATGGGAAACAGGACAAGAAGAACATCTGGGAGATGTTGGAGTACATGTTTTTCGTCCAAAAGCTATGAAATCACCATTGATCGGAATCCACCATTTCTGAGGTAAAACAGACATTAAGGCGTACTCGGTGGCTTCGGGATCCGAAGTCTGGACGAACCCTAATCTATTAACAATTCTTCCAACGTGGGCATCGACACATATTCCGTCTTTCTTAAAAGCAAGATTTATAATTAAGTTCGCAGATTTTCGTCCGATGCCCTTTAAAGTAAGAAGGTCCTCCATTGAGTCCGGAACCTTGCCGTCGAATTTAGAAATGAGATCTTTTGAAATGTTCAATATATATTTCGATTTCATCCTATAGAAACTGGTCGGGTAGATAAGGTTCTCTATTTGTTCTTCAGTCAGAAGAACGGTCTCTTGGGGAGTCGAAGCAGCGCTTAAAAAGCGAGGAGTCACGATAGCGGTGACCTCGTCTCGGGTCCGAAGAGATAGAATCGTAGACACGAGAACAGCGAAAGGGTTGTTTAACCTGGAAGCGACAGTCACAGCGAGGTCTTCGGGAGATGTGCCAACATATTTTGATATAGTTTCTAAGACCTCGACGATGTATTCTGAGTCCATGAAAGCATTTTACATCTAGTAGTAAATCGACAGACGAGTCGTGTAATGAGACAAGTATGAATGTAACCGAATCCATCCATCTTGAAGTTCAAAAACTTGGAAAAGATGGATCAATGATATATAAAAGGATCGAAGAATTTAAAAGTTCGAATTCTGCATATTTTTTGAAACCGGAATTACATTGGAGAAAACCGAAGAAAGACAAGTATGAAGTGCTTTTCAGAGAGCAAGGAGTTTGGATTAAGGTAGCATATAAAATTCCAGGAGGTAGAACGATAGAAATAAGTGGCGAAGACCAATTTAGAAATCGCCATAAGTTCGTTTCGGACCATATAATTAGTACATGGGCATATCGTCGTTCAGCCAGTCCGCAATTAAAAAATTGGATAATTGGAGAAATCAGTGAAAAACTGAAAGAACATGCGGATCTATACGCAAAGAACAAGCAGATATTGATAGAAGAATTGATCAAAACGAAAGAATTCTCCGATTGTGCGAAAGCAGCGGAGAAAGAGGATTTCTATCTTCGAAACCCAAAGATTAGAGAAGCAGAGGAGTTAGCAAGTAAGTTAAAAAATCTGGACCTATACCAAGAATATATGATAGAAGCTGTCATCAGCGTAGCATATACACTAAAGCATAATGAATACCTAATCGAGACGCTGCAAAAATTCATGAAAGGGCACAAGAAAGCAGTAATAGATAGGGAATTCATGGAGTTGGTCAGAAATGTGAAGAGTGTGAAAGATGTGCACGAGCTATGATATCCACCGATCAGTAGAATACTTATTATTTTGAAGATCATTTTTGTGTTGTACGTAGATGGGATTGGAATCCCGCCATTCCTTATTTTGTTGATCTATTTTAATCTTCCCGTCATCAGTATGATATCTATCGCGACGAGATTTAGCGGCAGAACTTGCCTCACACATTCGGCAATATGGGGAAGCATACTTATATTCTTTAGTTGTTCCGTCTTTCAGGCTTTTGAACTTTGATCGATAATAAAAGAATTCCTCGGTTGCAGGTTTAATTTCTCCACATTCACCCTTACATAATATTTCAGTAGGATTCCTGCGAATTTTTAGGTCTTTCGGATCTTTCTTTTTCGACATCGAAAGAAAATACAGATGAACCCCGGAAACTTTCGATTCCGAGGTTCAAATGGATCAAAACTACCCGTATTAACGGGTAACGATCAAGCGGACCAAACCACGAGGATTGTAGGCTCCGATGCCGAGATTCTCGAACATAGAAAAACCTATAGTCCTTTCTTCGGGATTATCCGCCGAAAGGATGCTCAGCTCAGTACGCACCGGAATGCGACCGAACATCTCGGGCTCGCAGCAGAGGTAAACCACGCCAGCGGGCACAAGACGCGACACGATGAACTGGGCGTTCCAGCCCGACTGCATCACGCCCGACTTCCACAACACGCCCTGGCTCTCGATGTCCAAGACATCGCGACCGAACTTGCGGATGTCGCTGTAGTCCACGGCATTCATGAACACGCGAGCAACGCGAAGATCATGACGCTCGATCTCGGCGAACGCATCCGCGAGGATGGCAGGCGAGATGGGGGCCACAACGGGCACGTCGGGGTTCGTCCCGCCAGGAAGCGAGTCGAAGCCGTTGACGGCGATGGCGTCCAGGATTGAGAAGACGCGGTCGTCTTCTGCGGCCTGGATCTGGGCCTTACCAAGGTCCTGCATACGCTTGAGGAGGTCATAACGACGCTCCTTGACCTGCGTAAGAGGGGCCTTGGGGAGAGCCGCGATCTCGAAGAGGGGGAAGATCACACGACGGGGCTTCGCCACTGCCGTGATGCTCTCGCCTTCCTCACCGATTACGTAAGCGACCACATCGGGGTCCTTATCGTAAAGAGGAAGCGCACCGTCGGGAAGCTGCTCGACCAAGAAGGTCTTACGGCCAACCGACGAATAGTCGCGTCGCTCGCGGAGGGGCTGAACCATCGATGCCGCAAGACGCTTGCGCCCTGCCGAGGTTCCGATGAACTGATCGACAATTTTCTCCTTAATGGAGTTGTCGACTGCCTGAGTACCGAATGGGTTTGTCATGATTGATAATCCTTTCCGGCTCAAATAAAGCTAAGTGCGAGAAACATCTCGGCACTGGTTGAGTCAGGGATGGAAAGGACGGTGCCCATACGGGTAACATCCGGCTCGGTTGCCGCGCCGCCAGCGCCGCTACCAGTCGTTGCAACAGTGATCCACTGTGCCTCGTACGAATCCTGCCAACGGTTCGTGAGATAGCCATTGACCGAAGCATAAAGCTTGTCGCCTACGCTATAGGCCAAAGCTGTCGAAGCGCCGATCTGGATCTGAGTCTCGTAGACCTTAACGCCTACCGAACCGCCACGGAGATGAGGGCACTTACCCGATGCCACGGCAGGCGTGTTCTCAAACGCGTTGCCGAGACCATCGTTGATGAAGAGGCCGAGAGGGCGCGTCTTCGCGACGTAAGCGGTAGCGACAAGAACCGCTCCACCCACTGTATTTGACCCGACATCCGGACGCGTGAAAGCGACCGAACCGCCAAGCACACCACGCTTAACGTTTGTAGGAATCGTTGTTGATTTATTTGCTGTCGCAACGACAACGTTCGGATTGAGCTGCGTGAATCCATCAGCTGCGACCGACGAAAGACTGTCCTTCGTGATCGAGTAAAGGATTCGGAGCGCGCCCTGGCTTAACCGAAAGTCGCCGGAGGCCTGTCCACCGATGCTACCCATGATTTTCTCCAGTCCCCATAGACTTGAATTTGATTCAATTTGAGGAGTTATTCTTGACGTTCAATGGATTCAGTCCAATAAAAATTGCGAATCCGTCTTGAAAATGGAATTACTCAAAAATTGTCGTCATCTCGTCTGTGGACCCGTGAGCCTGTTTTGGTATGTGATAGTATTTATGGTATCACCGATAATCATCTCTCAAATTAAGTAGATGATTATCGGATAAACTGAGCCGATCAGCCCCAGAGTTTCGAAAGAAGATCTTCGGGCTTCACGGAAGCGGTACGAGTGACCTGACCAAGCTTCTTTGCGGAAGCGGTACGGCCAACCGAACCGAAGCCGAGTTCACGAGCTGTGCGCTCGGACTGGGCAGCTGAAATCTGGCGCTGGGCCCGGACTTCGTCGTTGTCAGCAAACAAGTCATCAAGACTTGCGATCTGAGTGGAAGCAGCCGCCTCGGGAGCTTCATCCTGGTCGAACGAAATCTCAAGGTCGGAAGCCACCATCACGGGCATGACGGGATCAACCACAGGAGCTGCGGGAGTGGGAGGAGTGAAGAGCTGCATGAGAGCGGCATCGCCAGACTCGCCCTGCTCGCCAAGAAGCGCTTCAAGCTCAGCTGCTTCGGCGGCTGAGAAAGCATTAGGATCATTCTGATCCATTGCGGTGTCGCAATCTTCCTCTTCTTTTCCCATGGCAGCCACGGGCTCATCCTTCTTGGGCTCGTCATCAGCCTTCTCAGCTGCAGCGTGCTCCTCGGGCTTATCCTCGGCATCACCCTCAGCCGCCACTCGCTTCTGCGAGGTGCGGACTAAGGAAACGATCTTTCGAAGAGTGGGATCATCCACCGACGAAATGACGATGGCAAGCTTCGTGGCTTCCTCGTCGTTGCCATTCTCGCCGAGAAGACGAGCGGCAATCTTGGTGCAAGCGAGTGAGCGGCGGAAACGAACCTCGCCCTGAAGTGAATCAGGAGAAGCCGATTTAATGCCTGTGGCAATCGAAACGAGCACCTTATCGGGGGCACCCATTAGATTCAAAGCAACGTGCTCGACCAACGTCTTGTTGTCTGTACGGAGAGCATGGCTCGCGATTCTCATCGCAAGACGCGCACGCTGCTCCGTAGCAAGACGCTGGTTGTCGTATTTGCCTTTGCCGTTCCACTTATCGGAATCCTTGTGATCCCATGTGTCAGCACGGAACTCGGGAAGGCCGATTTCATTTCGCTTAACGTGATCGCCGTCGTATTCTAATTCAACCGATTTATTCGATGCAGGAGTCTCCGCCCACTCGTCCGGGTTGCCCGACTCGTAGTCGGTCGCTCCGGGTTGCGGATGCTCTTGATTCATTTCATAAATATCGGCCCGGCGCTGAGTAGCCGCCTGACGCGGGTTTGAGTTCTTCTGCCAGGTGAGACGCTCGCGCATGACTTAAAGCCTCCTAAACGGATCCTTGATTTGGAGCCGGATTAAAATTTTGAAATTTTGGACAACGACGCTATTCGTCCTTTACGAACTAAGAACGCCTCTTCAGACCCTTTTAGAGGCCGGAAAATTTTTGATCTGCAGGTTGCAACGTATGATTTTTCACTGGGATAATCAGTGATTTTTCCAGATTCAATAACTGCACGATATAAGTCTGGACTAAAATTCTTACCGTTAAGACTGTCTTCTATCCAACTCAATATGATCAGAGACTTCGGGGAAAGGCTTCCACGGGCTTTAGGATTGCTTGGATTATATGCGGTCTTCCAAGTAGCAGAAGCCCAACGAACAAGCATGGGAGATTTACTGAATTTGGCTTTGAGACGACGTGTAAACTCTTCTGAGGAATGTTGAAGATTGTCGTTTCCGGATTCCAGGTTAACTGGTGCCTTCAACGATTGAACACTTCCAACATCTTCAGGTTTTGGGGTTAATCTCTCCCCAAGTTTATCAACGAGAATCTGGAGTAATTTCTCCTGAGCTTGGTCGAGAAGCTTATCCATGCTCGAACCAGAAGCGGCGGGCGGTTTGTCTTTTGGAGACTCTACGGCATCCGCATCATCGGGTGCATCCTCATCCGGTGGTGCATCTTCAGCAATGTCACCATCGGGATCAGGATCTAGAGCACGCCTTTTAGTAGACGCGACCTGTTTCCACATATCACCAGGTATCTCGACATCCTTACGAATCTCGTGGATTCGAGATGCATTCTGGATTTTGCCGGCAACGCGCGTCTCACCAAACAAGTCCTGATTCAGGAATTGTCGATGAACAGCACCCTCAAAAGCAGGATGTTTAACCCAACTGGCCTCTATAAACTGATTTGAATCAGGAACAGCGGCATGTCCAATGAGTTCGCAAAGGACGTGTTCAACACCATCCTCATCTAAAAATTTTGATCCCTTGCCGTCGTATTGAACGCAGGGACATGTAGAAGCATCATCAACAGCTACGTTTCCGCACTTATTGCAAATAGTGAACTGACTTATACAGCCCATGCTGTATGCGTTCATATTGCAAGAAAGAATATCGTCTATTAGTCTTGCATGTTTGCGATCGGTTGCTGTGAGAATATCGACGTAGACGGTATCGCCAAGGTCTCTGGCTATGGCATCAACAATAAAGCCCTTCGAAAGCTCAGGAAGTTGAATATGCTCAACGAAAACGTGAGCACCGACGAAAGTCCGATACGTAGAGAGTAGAAGAGGACGACTCCATGCGTCACGATTGTTATTAATATATTTCTCTGATTCGACGCTAGTGCGAAAATCAGGGAACCTAACATCGATCTGAACGCCACGGTTCAGTTGACGGCCAAGTTTAACATTCTTAGGAGAAAAAGTATCAACAGATGCTACTATAGTAGCATGTGAAAGAAGGTACTGATTAATATCTATTTTATTTAAAGTCGATTTTGCGATTCTATGTAGGCGATTCTTAGGAACTACCCCTTCATATCTAGCACGAGCAACATCCATCCATTTCGCAAATTCAATGTTTGGATTGTTTACCAAAGCATTTGCATAGTGTCGACGAGCCATGGATGATCCTCTAGATTAGACTCTGGTATGAAAATCTGAAGAATCGGAGTATATTAAAAAATGTTTTCAATGTCGTTTTTCAGTTCGTCGAACCGATAAAGAATTAAATTCTCGACTCTCTCAAAATCAGGAGAAGGGCCTTTATTAACCCATTCACTTTTAACGTGAACGGCAGGACACTCGACATACCAATTTTCTTCGTCGAGGGATGAGACGGATACTTTTACCCTCCCAAACTCCCTGGTTAGTGTTCCGTCGTGATTTAAAGTCCAATTTTTACTTTCAGACATCACTATTAAGAAGAATTAAAATTGAATTGTAAATATTAGAATCCAAATGTATGATATCTAATGATATCTAAAGTTCTCGAAATTAGCTTTTGTGAAAAATATACATGGTCAAAACCTATTTTCTCAATAGATAAAGAGAAACTTGAGTATATTAAAGATAGCGAAATAATGGAAGCAGTCTCGGTTACAATTCCATTACAAATGGAAGAATATGTATATATTAAAATGAATATGACAACAAAATTATCGAAAATTGAAAAAATTATAGAAAGAGCATTTAGGCTAAACAAGCAGTTCCCTGAGGAGGTTGGTTTACATAAGAAAGATATTGAGTTTATACGGAAAATAGCAGGAATGGTGATAACTACATATGAAGAAGAGTATAACAGTTTTTATTTTGCGTGGTGTAATGCTTCAAAAGAAAATATGATATTTCACCTATCACGTGAAATAAGAAAATTTATTTCGAAGAAAGAAATAATGGAAAATCTAACGGAGAATGATTTTGTAAATATATGGAGAGAGGAAGAGAAGAAATACCAAGTTGAGGTACTTCATTCCTCCTAAGTCCTATTTGTGGACGAGATCTTTAGGTCGGATAACGAAACCACAGACTCTGCAAAGAAGGACTCTCCGACCCTGGCGATATATACGGGGCTTCAGAACGCCATCGCAACGGGGACATTCGAGAACGCCAGAATTCTTCTCGCGCTGAGTGACGCGGAATCTGCGACCGGAGTCCTTCCAGTATATTGCCAGTCTGCGACCGTGTGAATAAACGGAGCTGACTTCGTAGCGAGAAATACCGGTATCTAAAACATTATCGAACTTGGTAGCGACCAAAAAGGAAGCCAACGGCTCCGATACGTCATGACAAGCTAACTTACAGGCTTGGTAGCGAACTTGATCAAGCAAAGCTTCGTGGGATGAAACAACGGAAGCCAAAGACTTTCGCCATTTACCGTCAGCTTTTAAAACTTCCGGAGAGTCTATATATTTAGTACTCTCCCAAGTAGAATAGCTCTGATCATAATTCGGCACAGAAACGGAATCCGAGGCTGACAATATCAGCTCTATGGCACTCTCCGATTCAGCACCCCAAGGCCATTGAACCTGGACTTTTCCGGTATCCGTGTTCGACCATAAGACTTTTCCAGCATAAGGACTAAGCCATATGCCTGAAAGCCCAGGTTTCCGAACAGCATCACCTGTATGGAAACCGTGGGCGGCCAATTTGTCGTCTATGAAAGCCGTCCGAATAGTCACAGGTAACTCCGAATTCAAGGAGCCCAGGTCTTCTCGGTCTTCTTAGCAACGACCCGACGAGGAGCCCAGGTCTTCGCAGGAGCCTGCGAACCCTGGTGCGTGCTCTTACCACCATAGCTGGGCTGGCTCGGTTGTTTCTTGGCAGACGAAAGGGGGCTCAGATCACGGACCTGGGGTTCCTTGCGCTCCGAAACGCCACTTGAGTTGTCGTTGTCGTACGTGTCGATCGGGCCGCCACTGAAGGTCTTATCCACCTTCTTCATATAAGGCTCATCTGCTTCAACCTGGAGAGGCTTATTGGGGTTGTCGAAGGTCTTCATATAAGGCTCGTCGCTATCCTGCTTCAAAACCTTAGCTTGGAACTTTCGGAGGTTCTCCTCACCGAAAGCGGCAACCTGGAATTTATCGGCAAAGGTATCGATCTTGAGGATCATCTCTGAGGCTACCTTTGCATCAAGCTTCCCGTCCTTAACAAGACCTTCAAGCTTTTTAGCCGAAGAATCGAGATGAGAAAGAACCTGATTTGCAATCGCCTTGTCTATAGCCATTTTAATCTCTCCAGGGTTTCGGGTAAAAAATTCAATGAAAAGTTAAGGCTTCACCAGTTAAGATCTCTGTCAGAGAACTCAACAGAGGCCTTTCGACCTTTGCCCTTACCCTTTTGAGAAACTTTCGAGGGGGGACCCTTCTTTGGGAACGGGTTAACGCCCTTCTTGGGAACACCCTTCTTTGGGAATGGATTAACACCCTTCTTGGGAGCTTCCTTCTTGGGAGGAGAACCCTTCTTGGGGGCTTCCTTCTCTTCATCCTTCTTCTTTGTAGAAGTCTTTGAGGGTTTCTTTTCCATCTTCTTCTTGGCAGCAACCAAGTATGGGTGAAGGATGGATCGAATCTCGGGAGAAGAAGCAGCAACCTTCATGAGGGTTCGAATATCAACAAGAACTGAAGCTGTTCTTGACTTCGCGTCAGCCTCTGCAATAATCTTGTCGAACCATTCAATAATTTCCTCAACGTCTGGATCTGTTCCAGGAGGATTATCATTAAGAATTCCGGCAAGATCACCTTCATGAAGCTCGCCGAGCTTCTTAAGCTTATTTTGGATATCACCAGAAGCGACTCTTGAAGAAGCTTCGTGGCCTGATTTATTACTGAAATCAAGCTCATGCGAACCCATCTTCTCATAAAGGTCAGTAAGACCTTTCAGAAGCATGGCATTATCTTCGCCGCTCTCAGCCAATTTCAGCAACTTACGTTGCATTTCTATAAGAATGTCGAGAGGGGGCGGGTCACCCTCAGCAGCTTTTATATCAAAACCCATTTTGCTTGCTATGCGAAGCAAAGCAACAGCAGATAATGGATCCGACTTCCGAATATCGTTAGCTATACGGACTATTTTTGCAGAAGACTCTTGTGTCATGGAAGCGGATCTCCTCCCGGGTTTTTCCTGGGAAATAAAAGTCTCGGAAAAGAACTCTTTTGTGTCATGACCCATGAGTTGAGCCAGAAGTAAATTGTAGGTATTTGAGTCTATTTTGGACTGGAAACCAGAATCGTTTGATACATGGATAGCAGCGTCAAGTGCGGCCCTAAAAGGGGCATCAGGTGCACCTTTTTCCCAGTCGAAAGAATACCAATCTTCCTTCATATTTTCTTTTGCTATAGCTACTATTCCATCAAAGTCTTTTTTATCAAAATATCTTTTATTTAAAGATTGCTTGCCGAAAAAATCAGCTTCTGGATGGTGTTGGACTTTTACACCGTGATATGAAGATACTTTTTTCATATTCGCTGTGGAAAAAGGCTCATAAGAAGCTGCTGAAATTTTGAATATTTTCTTGGTTACATCTTCTGGATAGCCAGATTTATCAACTACCTCATAGAGACCTTTCAAGAATGACTCTTTATCTATCGGAGAATCATCGTCATCATATTTATCAGGTGCAAAGAACTTGTTTATCCTAGACTCAGCCCTAGATATTAAATCATTATAGCTAAGGTCTTCATCCTGCTCTTTTTCTCTCTCAAACTCTTTAGTACTTTTCTCCCATTCTTTTACGAATGGACCTATTTCACCCATTCTATTTATTTGATCATATATAGGAGCTGTTTGATCTGTAATATGGCGATTCAGGTCACCTTTAGAAGCAGTTATAGGATCATTTGCTAAAAATCTATAAGCCGCCGTTAAAGCAGCGAAATCAAGCATACTGCCGGAGTCAAAAGTCTTCTTCGATTTAGACTTGAAATCCTCAAGGATACTTTTAATCGCATCTGAATTAGGACGTTTTGGTCTAGTTGGATCAGACCCATAAATTGCTTTCAGAGCTTCTGGAACCCTAGCCGATTTTATGGACTTTTGTAGAGCCGATAATATTCCAGCTTTAACATCCCAGGACCTAGCATCTCTTGGCCAAAGTTTGGCAAGAGATGCGGATAAATCCTCGGGGGAAGTGTTTGAAAAATTCTGATCAGCAGATTCCTTGAATCGCTTTTTCCTAACGTTAATTTTATCTATAATATCTTGACTAGGAATATCAGTTTTGAAATAATTATTTTCAGCAAAAGTGGCGAACTTATCTCCTAATAATTTTGAAGTCTTAAGGAGTTCACGAGTGAATTCCTTAACTTCGTAGTTGGCTAAGTCATCTATATCTTTAGGCTTCGGAGTCTTCTTTCTTCTATAATCCTCAAGCTCATCTTTTATACCCTTCTCAGGATCCCACGATGCAGCCATGAGGGTTCGAAGAGCAATATCTTCGATTGAATATCTAAGAGAGGATGACTTGTAATTCAAAGTCATATCACCATCGGAACTCTTAAGATCGGCGTCGTCAATCTTCATACGAGTTCTTCGATTGTGACGCTGAGGTCCCCTTCTTTTACGATTTTTGCGAGAGGGGGCGGTCTCCTTATTAAGGAGTCTCTCCGCCTCTCTCTCTTCTTTTTCGTTAGGGCTCAGGTCGCTTGGCATTTCAATCCGTCTTCCAATCAAAAGTCGCTCTATTCCTCACCGAATCTATCACCTTCTTCTTTCTGTTTTTTAATAGTCAAACCGGCATTTCTGGCAACTATTTCCATAATATTTGTCGAATCAATAGCGGCATCTCCGGCCTTCTGGAGAGCATTTCTTATGAATTCATTGAACGTAGAATCATTGGGACCAAACATATCAGCCTTAAGCTGTTCCAGTGTATCACTAGGATCAATATTCAAAAGGTCAAGAATGAAAGAAACAGGGAGAGACCCTTTCTGATATAAATTGAAGAGAACATCCATGGTGTCAGCCTGATCTCTCAAAGCTAAACGTGTGAACTGGAGTTGAGGATATAAATATATCTTCTCTCCAGTGTTTTCGTCTATCTCAAAGAAACCTTTCTTTTTAGCGACAGGTAGAAAGAGATAATTCTCAACATAGTCAGCAAGCTGTTCCCGATATAGGAGATACATGGTATTCATGACATCAAGATGAATGCGCTCGCCCGCATATGAAGACTCTCCTGTAAGCATGGACTCGGTAATTCTAAGGCCTATAAAGAGTAATTTATTATCCATCTCATATTCAGAGGAAAGATCAAGGAGACGATCACGCGCTCCAATTTCATCCCAATGAACTTCGAAGTTAGTTACTATAGTGAAATCGGGATCGATCAGAGCTTGATCTACCTGATCACGAAGATCCTCGACGTTGGCCTCAGACAATTTATCCGCCCAAACGATTCGTTTAGGGGTCATGGCACGGGAAGCTATGCTTGTCTGCGCCTGACGAAGTTTATCCTGCTTAAGAAGTGTCCTTAAGCATCGTTCGAGAAGTGAAATTCCACGGGTATCATACGGACTCTTCTTATGAGCTAATTGATAGCAGAAAGAAGAACATAAATAATCATCATATGGGCTCGAACTCAAAGGTATGGGAGTCCCATTTTCAAGACTTTCTCTAATTTCATGCGGTATATCGTCAGCAATCTTTTGAGCTTCAGGATCATTTTCCTTAGCCTTCATTACCACCATTTTATCTTTATCAGATGGAATTAATTCCATCTTCATACGATTGGTATACTGAAATACCTCGGTTTTCACCTGTTCGGGAGGAAGAATTTGAAGTCTCTGCCATCCCTGATAATTTTTTTGAACGAATTCAGATATATTTTTCCAAAGTTCTTCGTCAGGCTTAACAGTCTTTTTTTCTACATTTCTTGAATTCGAACGACCGGCCCAATCAACACCTTCTAAAGTTTCAGTGACAGAATCAACCACTAATTCTTTTGGAATTTCCGGAACCAAATCGTGATCTTCAGCGAACAAGAATACTATTCCGTGAAGCCAATATTCATGTGTTGCTTCATGGAGAGTTTGGAATAACCTAATGCGTTGTGACATCCTCTGAAAGAACTGCTGTATTTGCTTATTTCTTTTAACATCCTTCCCCTTTGGGAGAGAAAGACGTAGCTTAGACATTGGCACATCAGTATTATGGGTGGATAATCCATAAGCTATATAGCTTTTCCGGTCACCTTCACCATCAACCTCTATATTATAAACAGGACCTTTATAATGGACAGTTTCAATCGACTCAATTCTCCTCAAAATATCATTGTCGATCTTAATGAAGTATTCTCTAGTCGAATCAGCGGTGTATCCATCTTGAACAAAATTAGCATATTTTGAAAACTCTTCATGAAACTTATATGGAACAATTACTCTATAAACACAATCCGTATATTTAAATCCGGTAGAAGTCTTAGGGACATGTCGATGCAGAGTAGCACCGTAGCCGACTTTCAACGCCAAAGCATGGATCTGGTGAGCAAGCTGCATTGAAACAGTAGTAGCAACATATCCATTCTTAGTGAGGGATCCATCCCCATTCCAGTAAGCACCAAGAAATTCTAGAATGTCTTCTCGGGGAGAATCCATTATAGCAGAACTGAGTTTTTTGTTCAGAGACCCACTGCCAACATGTTCTGAACAAAAATCCGCAAAATCCTTCCTATATACTCTAACATAACAAGAGTTAGAGTCTTCCCTAATTTTTTTGGTAGATGGATATTCATATTCAGACATCAGAGTCTTCGATATTTCTTCAGCAACAGTGTTGAATCCATTGGAATTAAGAGTAAATTCAATCCGGCTATTCTTGCCATAATCTGTATAGGATAAAGACCCCTCAGCCGCATAATATCCAAGCAAACGGAGTTGATTCTTATTGAGTACTTTATTAGAACTTACCATGGAGGGAGAGCAAATATAGTCTCCGACTTTCAAATCTTGGGCAAAAATAAACTTCGAGGCACCGAAATCAATTCCTTCACATTTTCTCTGCTTACATAGGTTCTTAGTACCACTTTTGCAAGCACCCATTCCTATGTTAGGGAACTTGCAATCTACTTGGTCTGAAGTATAGATCCGGAATGGATGATTCTGTGTACAATCAATAATATCTTGAACACCACGGACCTTTATCTTGGTGATTGAAGTGTCCACATCGTGTGAAAAAGTGCCGACAACTTCAGTTTTTTCCCCTAATCCATTTAGGACTTTATCGCCGACTTTCAAGTCCTCAATAAATTTAACGGACCCATCAATTAGAGATACGGGAGCCCCTGGAGGAAAACAGTGGAAATCTATGGCTGATCCAACTATCGGATGCACTTGATACCAGAAACGAAAAAGTTCTCGTTTCTCGCGATCCGACTGAGGTAATTCTAAAAAGTCTGTGGATAGCTGAGGGCTGTAGAAAGAAGAATCAGCGTCCCTTATGGAACCGCCAGAAGCGTTTCCGAAATTGGTAACTGAACCAAGGCGAACAGACTGCTGAGATTGGAGTTTAGCCAATCTCTCAAGTTTAGTCAGTTTGGTACGAGAAATATCCTGTTCATCAACCTTGATGACAGGCATAGAATTTTTCGAGTTTTTGGGCGGATTGACGCCGACAGATTTCTTTGCCATAACTTACCACCCAAGTTTAATCAAAAAGTCGAATTCTCTGCCATTTTTCGGAGAAGTTCATCTCCATCATGGACACATCTTTCAAGGTCTCTCTGAAGAAATTCAAGTGATCTTTTAACTGCAAGCAAAACAGGAGTTGGAAGTTTTGCTTTGAATATCCTATGAATGTTGAATGATCTTAAAGATTGGACCTTAGAAGAGTTTTCAAATTCTATGGAAAGATCTACCATGTGTAATAATTGATCAGACATTTCTGATATGGAAATAAGTAGTCTATGTCTGAGTTCTAGTAAGTGGTGGATGTCACCACTTACTTTTGAAGTATATTGGTTCGGTCTGAGTTCAAGTATTTTGTCAAGACCAGAAATAAATGGATCTTCATCAAGACCCCTGATGGATCTAACTTTAGGCATCAAAAACGTTACTTGACTCCAAGAGCATCTTTCATGGCCCTGACCTTGAAGAAGTCCTCAAGTACTTTCTGGAGCATTATTATTATACGTGTATCACCATCCATAAGATCCTTCCAACTACCACCACGACTCAAAAAGACTCTGTATATGAATATGAATTCATCATCGGAGACGTCGGTATCAGAACCGAAAATATGGTCCACTAGTTGGCGAGTTATTTTCCAGGCAGCCGTATCTTCAATGGTTGACACAAAAAGAAAGAATAACAAAGGGTCAGCGGACCCTTTGCCTCATGCCCGGAATGCGATCTCTGTTGACCCCATGAATTCGAGCTTTCATTCTATGATACTGACCATGCGAACCGGAAGCTATCCTGGGGGCGTAAGCGGATACTCCCGATATGTGATTAACGTCAAGAGCGCTAGGGTTATCTTTTATGTACTCCGAGGCCAGGAGAACTGAACGAGCAAGAGAATCGGACATATCATCATGTTTCCCAACAACTTTCGGGGCTTCTACTATTATCATGTTCTTACCAGCAGAGGTTGCCTGGAGTTCGAGAAGCTCTTGAATTAATGGAGAATGTCTGGAGCCTCCAGTTTCTGAAGGATCCGGGATGGGCCAATCATAGAGAGAAAGTCTTTTATTAAACATCATCATTTTGAAATTCTGGTACATATATGAAGAATCTGAAGTGTGAAAATTCCTCATTTCAAATTGTTCAAGGCCCTTTTTATGTAGAATCTGCTCGAAGACAGGCCCGGCCCACTGATCGAAGATCCCTTTATGTATATAAAATAATTTTGACAATGATGAAAACCAATCGGCTATTTGATCTATATCAAGACGATTTGTTTCATGAATAGTTAGAGCATAGGGATTGATGGGATCATTCAAATGTGGATTTGAATCTCTCCATCTAATTCTGGGATACCATATTTCATGATAAACCAGTTCAACTTTTCCACTAGCGAATTTGGTTAAAGTTATGGAAGTTCCATCTTTCGATAATCCAAAGTCCACTCCGGCAAAATGTACTTCCCTGGGTAAACCCCTAAATTTTGGACGAAGAAGAGGGTCAATTATAGTATTTAAATCAACAGCATCTTCGATCCAACCACGAACACGATCAGAAAATTCAGCCCCATGCTCTGTTCTAAATGAAGCAGGGTCCTTATAAAATTCAGTTTCATAATAAGATGGGGAAATTGTTGGATTAATTTCCCACGTGGGGGCCTGGATGACCAACATATTGGCAGATCCAGGATCATTGGACATAGCTTTGAGATATTGATTATAGAAAAAACCCTCTTTTGAATCAGGAGATGATATTAAAATCATTCTTCCATGGGTCTCTCCTATTGGTATATGTTTATCCTTGGGATCTTTAGGAGAAAACTGAGCAAGTGATGGATTTAAAGCTCGATAAACCTTTTCAGCGGAGCTGTGTCCATTATCAATAAAGAAAGCTATCTCATCTAAAACGGCACAGATAACGCCGCGACCACGGAGGCCCTTAGCTATCGAACTTTTGAAGGAAGAAACTATAGTCGAGTTATGGTTCGTCATTCCTTGAGATACGAAAGAAGAACCACTCGGAACACATAAATCATATACTTTTTTCTTATCGTCAGTAATGGACTTAACAGGATCCCAATAATAGAAAGTGTTAAGTACATGATCCAAATTCTTGATCAATGAATCATCAATGTTTGCTTCTCGGGCGATTTCAATACATCCACGTAGTGATATATATGATATTCCAGAATTCCGCTTCGAATCTACTGCGTCTCCAGCGAGTTTAATAAACCTTGTTTTTAACTTACTACTTGTACGTTGAGGAATATTATTAATAATATTCCTCAACTGAATGTTAAGATTCGGAATCATCTCAAGATTCTTATTTGCGCGAATCGAATCAAGTCTGGAGTTCTTTCTATCTGTTATAAAGCGAATTTCTTTCTTGAATATATTATAAGAATTATTTCCAATAATCATCAAATCATAATAGTATTTATCATACTTTCTGTTATATTTACTTCGAAGATTGGATATAATACCAAAATTTAAAAGCAAAAGTTGAACTTCAGAAGCTAAACGGTGTGATGCGGTACAAAAAGAGAGGCCTAACCCATTTTCATTAATTGTTCCATCAGTTTCGAAAAGACCGCGAAGATAGGAAGCTACCACAGAGCGAGGAGACTGAAAAATAACAAATGGAACTCTCTTATCAGATGGTTTATATTTTACATAACCAAGTCTCTCCAAAAATCTGCGAAGTGGTTTCGAATAAGACCTGATTTGCCACGCATTATCAGATTTTTTCTTATAAAATATTTTATGATTGCTGAAATTCTCATTAAATAAATCAATCAAATATTTTTTAAATTCTTTACATCCACCTGTGATCTCAATACCACTCTTATAATTCCACGTACCATCACCTGTCAATATACCAAGAATTTCTCCCCATTTTTCATCAAGAAATTCCGGAAAATTTATGGACTTTGTATTTTTTCCTGCATTTTTATCCCATTCTATTTTTGTCGGATACCATCGAACGGTAGAACCGGCACCAAATTTCCTTAATTTTACAGTCTTCCGAACATCAAATCCAATTGACTTCAAATGAGAAAGAACACCCCTTAAAGAGGCTACTCCAATCAAATCACAAACCTCGGATACTGTCATATCCACGGGGCCTTCGATGCCACCAATCCAATTTATAAATTTTCCAATCTTTAAGGAAAACGAATCATCGAATTTATTTAGAGATTCGTTCACAAATTCAGAAGTCTGAAAATAAGAATCAGACCACAGATTAGTAGACCTGTTTATTCCAATAAATTCACCGATTTTTATGTCATTAAATTGTCTCCACACTATTTCCCCGTCTGAGGAAAGAACTCTAATTCTATGTTCTGGAGTGGCAGATAATTCATAACCATTTTTCGTGACCAATTTCTTTACTAATTGTTCACCACCACTATAGAAATTTGTAGCAAATTCGTGTACAGATTTCCCTTCCTGAGCAACCTTAAAGTTAATGTCTTGCCATTCTGGACCAGTCGGATTCCCAAAAGATTCAATCGATAAAAGACCACGATTAGTTAAAACAAGAGAGCCCTCAATTATACATTTTCCTTCCGGACCAAATTTCTTTCTATCACCATCAGACCTGAATTTCATATAGGATTGGGTGTCATGCGTATTTGAACTTTTGAAATAATCTATTGAACCGATATAACCCTGCATATTTCCGTAAACTATTGAGGCCTGATCCTTATCATTAGCAATATCAAGAACGCGGATTTCAGAGCTGGCAGGCATACCGTAATATGCCTGCGGATTCCCTCTGCAAATTAATTTATATATTTCATACGCACAAACTATGCTGCTTATTTCGCTTTTACCAGCTCGTCTGCCAGCTACCAGAATGAGTTCATTCCTTATCCTCCCATCTTGGACTCTTATATTACATCTCCCGTTATCGTATAAATATGCAAGATATTCTTTTTCGGTAAGTTCATGAAGAATTATCTTATTGAACTTATCAGTTATTTTTATTGATTTTAGATCACCATCTAGAGGTAATCCATAATATAATTTAAGTATGAATTTTTGGGCAGGGAATAAACCATATGGAAGAAGTTTAAATCTATCGACAAATTCTATGATGGTGATAAATTCTACATCACCTTCAGATTTTCCTTCAGTTTCAGACTGTTGTCTTTTTTTCTGATTAAGAAAAGAGTCTACAGTTCCGGTAAGGAGGCTTTTCTGTACTGGTTCTTTAGAACTCATGGTTTATCCGAAGGATCAACCAACAGTTTCTCCCAATCTAGCATATCAGCTTTCATCTGGGCGAAAACTAGGTCTATTTCTTGATCGTTCAGGTTAACTTTCTTCATAGATTCATAAAGAAAATTCATCCACAGATTTAGAACCTGTTGGAAACGAGGAGACCTTAGATCAAGTCTTTCATTTCTAGCGTTCTCTATTCTTTTTGAAAGGATTTCAGAGAGTTGCTTAAGGGCGGCTATACGACTAACTGATTGGTTAGTAGCATACTTTCCCGCTTTAGCTAACTTCTGTCTCTCCCATTTCAAATGAGATAGTTCTTCTACTATTTCTCTGATCAAAAGATCAGAAAGATCTACAGGATTTATTTTTAAATCTGATGATTGAACAAGAGCCTGAGTTCTAACAAACTCCTCACGTTCTTTAAACTCCTTCTCCATTTTTTTCAAATCAGAGAGAGTAGGTATATATTCATTATCTTTGGCAGAAACAGGAGAGGCGTAATTAACACCTATCTCTGCCATATCAATATCATTTTTCGAAGGGAACTGTATTAGTTTCCCTTCGATTACTGGAGAATCAGTATCTTTTTCATCACCCATTCAAAGACAATACTTAAATGTCAATATTCGGGGAAGAAACAGATATCGAGAAATCTGAATCAAAACCGGAACTTGATATCTCAATATCAGGTTTACTAATGTCAAAATCTGATACTGGATCAGACGATTTAACAGCAGAAGCGGTATGAATCTTTGAAGATGCCCGAGTAACCTTCATAGATGCCATTATGGAGTCCGGAATACTACGAAGAAGTCCTTTAGCATACTTCGAACACCAACCAGGAGAAGTTTGAAGGGTACAACCGGTGCACCTGCTAGAAGCAAGAACAAGGGGTACGTCTTTCTTTTTGAGTAGTGAGGATCCTTCATTACATCCGGATCCATAATCACCATATGCAGTTGGATCCAAGAAATGGGTACCCTGAATGCCACTATATGAGGCTATCTTGGCAACTTGAGGTACAGAAGAAAGTTCATCCCTAGTCCAGACTTTAAGTATTGAAGATTTTAGCTCTTCACCAGAAAGTCCGGAATTCATGGCTTTTGATATGAAATTACGAACTTCATTGGGGTCAATAATTCTTTCTACAGTAGTAGAAACCCCAGTAAAAGCTTTTGCCCTTGTGTTTGAATATGACGGTGTCGGGGATTTCTCCGGTTTCTTCATATTAATAGAAGCAATAAGTGATCTCCAGTTCGGATTCTTAAGAGAAGCAGATCTGGAAACCGCTAGCTTAGCTTCGTCATTGGAGATAACGCCATTCCGAACGGAACGTAGTAAAGATTTGGCAAAAGATATACGATTATATTTCGGAAGTTCATCTATGATAGTTGAAACCTTAGATATTTCCGAACAGCACCCACCAGACACATTCTTGCAAAACTCACAAGAAGACCTTCGAAGAACAAAATCAGGAAATATGCTAGATAGACCTGAATCAGCTCTACGACGAATGAAAGCCAGAGTCGGCTTACACCCACCAATCGCATCCATATCCAGCCAAGAGTGCCCTAAAAGGCCGAATTCAGACGCCAAGGAAAGAAGTTCCTTGTCACCGGAGGCAATAAGGAACTCCCTATCATCATGACCGAACATCATCCTGGTAGCGAATTTTGAGTAAGAAGAAGAAACGCGGTTGGCCTGAACGGCAGGCCTATTCACGAATTCATCGATATGAGCATTAGTAATGGCCGGAGAAGCAACCTTATGTTGCGTCATGGCCGTCTGAATACCATCAGATCTTGAGGAGATAGGAGATTTCAGGAAGGCAGTTTTAACACGTTGCTTCCATCCGGAAACTCCGAAGTCCAAAGGACGGAGTTCGGACGATAACTGAGGGGCATAATGGGCAGCAAGTTGAGTTCCATACGGAACTTCATTGACAATTCTCTTGCTGCCGAGAACTGAACAAAAACCAGATTTATTATTTACACAGTCGGAACAAGACTCTTTGGCAAGGACGTATAGAGCACGTTTACCATTCTTCTGAACAAAGGATTGTTCTTTAGAATCCGTTGCGCAACGGGGAAAACAACTCGCGTCGATATATACATTCCCCAGAAGACCTCTCTCACCCATTAAGTGAGTTATCTCCTTAGAAGCCATTCTCAAACTAGACTGAGAGAATTCCAGCGATATTAACTGGGTTATTTCATCAAAGGATCTGTTGCTCATAATGTAATGAGCAAGCCGGTTTCTTATTGGAGATGTTTCATCTTTCGGAACTATATGAGGTGAATCAGATGGATTCTGATTCACAATGACATGGGGTTTCATAGGGATAAGACGGGGAACCCCGTCCTTATCCTCAAAAAGAGCTTTTTGCAGATCAGGTATTATATCCAGATTCTGCTTTGGCAAAGTTTCTGCTGCCTTGTAATCCTCTTCGGTTACAGAGAGCCAAGATAAATCGGATATACCCTGGTTATGGAATATACCCTCTAGGTCCCCAATGCCACGGTCAAGGTCGAATTTCTCACCGGCCATTGAAGACACCAATCCTCTCAAGTAGAGCTATAGCAGTAGAAACAGAAGCCGCAGAGCGACGGACTGTGTTGGCGACCTCGGGGTCCCTGAAATTCGAGATTGAAACTTCAATAAGTTTATCGTGAACTGATGCCATGGACTTACGTCCATCCTGTATGAGTTCCCCCTCGGGGAACTCATCCAAAACATCTTTCACATACACATTGTGCCGTATCATCAAATTACGAACAATATCGGAAGCCAAATATTGATGTGAATTCTTCTGTTGAAGAAATGTCATGACGTGACGACGAGTCAAGTCTTTCTTACCGAAATCCTTGAGGAATTCCTTCGTCAAATCATCAACGAGGCTAATATTTGTTGCAGTTCTATTCATTCTTGCCCTCGTCAATTTAGAAGCTATAAGGCTTCCACCGGAAGTTCCATCGTTAGAACGGGAATAGTCAACGTTCTGAGTAAAATCTTCAGAAGGAAAACCATTCGGGCCTGATATATCTTCCACTTCATAACCACTTAAGTAGTTACCAAGTGCGCCCAAATCATTGTCCATAGTAACTTCGTTACTAGGTACTTTCGGAAGAGACTCCTGGCCATATACCGAGGTATCTTCATCAGGCCAGTATGGAGAAGTCTCTAGAGATTGTTTTCTAGTACTAGTTGTCATATGATCGTAATAATCGGTTCTAGCAGCAGGATTGTCATGATCATCCGGAAGACCGGAATCGGCTACAGTAGGAAGACGATCATCGATTACATCTTCAGCCGGACGTTTTGAACGTATGGATGGACGTTCAACATCACCAGGAAGGCTGATAGCGGCTAGAACTCTATCAAGGTCATCTAGATCAGAAGATAATATTGGATATCCAATCATAAGTTCTGGAGGGTCGGACTCTGGACCCCCTCCGTCAGGGATTGATATACCATTTGAATTACGTTCGGAACCTAAATCATCAGAATCTCCACGAACGTTGGAGACGTCTGAGTCATACATTCCTATACCAAAGTCCTGAAGAAGACGGGATACAGAATCATCAGCCGGGAGTCCAGAACTCATTCTAAATCCCAGTTATAAGGTTTCATATCCTTATGTTCTCCAGCATCGTCCGCTTCGTCATGATCAGCCAGTATGAGATCAACATCTTGGCTTGATAAACCTAAATCATATATCGGGAGAATTTTCTTATTATCCGCACCAGGAAGATTTGAGTAACTAGCTTTTTTAAATATGGAAGAATCCCCATCGGTGGGAGTATCGTACGCACTAACACCATCTGCACAATAATCCTCATAAAGGGGATTGGTGTCGTCAGTGCCGGAGAATAAATTATTGCCCATTGGATCATCGGAACCATAAGGATCGCCGTCGGCCCAAACCCCGGATTCAGATGAAGCAGGCCCGAGATGCTCAACTCTAGGTCCAGGGAGAGTGTTCGGGTCAACAGAAGAATTGGCCATATGACGGCGAATTAATCTATTGATTCCAGCAATATTGCCCCGGTCTGGGGTCGTAGTATGCATCAGAAGTTCTGATTCAGTTTGCCCATAACTCTGATCTGTTTCATCATTCGGGAGACTAGCCTTAGGGGACTCCTCTCCGTAGTCATAACGATCTCTCAAAGAGGAGGAAGTATGGAAACCTTCTATTTCTGGGAGGTCGTCGTCATTATTGTCATCATCGTCGTCATCTGAATCGTCTGAATCTGCAAGCTCAGGATTCAAATCATCGGCGTCTGGATTTTCGACGGGCTCCTCTTCATACTCTCCAGATTCAAAATAATTATCATTCTCCCCTGGTTCGGAGGTGACGGAATCAACATATTCGGATTCAACGAATGTTTCCGGATCTTTCTTTATCTCTTCAGCATTGTCGATAAGCTCGGAAGTCTCTTCATCTTCTCTTCCAGACTTACTCCAATGATCAGCATTTATTTCATCTTGGATAGTATCGGTAAAAGAACTGAAAACCTCAACGGCCTGCGCCATAGAGCTTCTCATATCCTTTATAGACTGGATATAACCACGACCGCCAAGGAGTCCGTCAGGACTAAATTGGGCGGACTGCATTTTCGAGAACGTCTGATATGCAGATAATGCATAACTATGGGCTCGTTGAGAAGCCCAAAGAACTTTAGCTAGATCGCGAAGAGCATTATCCGTCCATTCGAAACCAGGAGACCTAAGGTCTCGACGTATAGGACCCTGGTCCTTTTTGAACTCGATCATCCCAGCGGTGCGGATTCTCCCGGAAGCCACACGCCGAGCAATCTTATGGAGGCTCTTCTCGTCCACGAATCCTCCTAATTAACCAGCAACCGGTCCATCTTCGTCGTCGACGAGACGTTCAATGAAAAAACCACTATCATCCTGACCAACTTTCCAGAAATCTTGCTGGGAAAGTCGGACCAAAGAATCACTAGCAATCCGCACAAAACCCGATGGGATTTGATCAGCGGATGCCATGCGAATCTTATTCTGAATCGATGAAGCTACAGAGGAATGACGAGGTGACTTAAAAAACTCATCGATAGAGCTTGATGCATTGACTTCAAAGTCCTTAGACATAAATAGGCCTCCAGACAAGAGACCGTATGAAGGATTTAAGGGTTGACGATTAGACTGACGGTTATGTCCTGAGGGGAATTGGAAGCCTCAAGAGAACTGATTCTGACCATCTCGCTATAGGTGCCGGGTATT